TAATAGGAGCTGCCTGTCATGGTCGCTTCGTCAATTACGATATTCCCAATGTTCGCCTGGTTGTAGTACAGAGGGCTGGGAGTTTGACTGTCTGTAAAAACCTCTTCGGCACAAGGCAATGTTAGGAATCTTGTGTTGTGACCTATGGCCGAGCCGCTAATCATTGGGTAGGCAAAGGAGGCCAGATAGGTGAATCTCTGATCATAAAACGAAGAGGAAATTAGACCAGTGACACGATCAGCAATCACAACTCTTTCGTTGTTGCTGATCCTTGAAAAGAAGTCGCCAAAGAATACCCTGGCATTGTAGGAGCCAGAGTATGCGCTGTAGTTTTCCGTTTCAAATATGTCGTAGATTGTCACTGTGTTTACTCGCTAACCGATTATCTCATGAATTGCCTTGGAGGTCAAAAGTTGACTTGTTGTGTCATTGGTCTCCACTCCATCTCGAATGTAAGAACCGTAGAGTGTCATCTTGAATGTGCCTGTAAGAAAGGTAATGGTAGATTCGTTTTGCCCTGCCGTTACAAATTGTGGTACGTTAATCGATATCGGCAATTGCCATCCTAGGATGAGTTGATCAGATGGTTGTAGTATGTAAGGGTTAATCTTGTGCTTTGTTCTTGGTACGGCCGTTTCTGCCTTCGTTCCATTGTCTGCTGCTGGAAAGGAGATCCTTCTATCAAAAGCAGTTTGAAAAAAGTCACCCCTTAACCCTCTTGTGCTGGGGCTGATAATTCCGAGACCGCTACGAGAACCGTCATGTCCTGGAAATAGGGTGCTGTAATTGAGACTGTCATCATAGACTAAAGTGAAATCTTGGTAACCGCCCGAAACAGATATGTCGGTGCCTCCCAGGTCTATTAGCTGATATGGAGTGCTAGCAGCCGGGGTGCACATGCTCATGGAAAATACAAGAGAGCTGGTCCAATTAGATCCTGTTGTGCCAGAATTTGTTGGGTTTTGAAGCACAATGTCATTTGCTGTGATTGGTAACAATTCGCCTGGCGAAGATGAAATTTGCTGAGTACTGTCATACACAAGCTTGTCATAGGCATCCTTTGCGAAAGAAAATACCTGAGAGAAACCAACAATGTCACGAAGAGTGTCAATATAGGTTGGCGAGCTAGCATTCCAGTTAAGGACTCGGAACACAGGTATGGAGCTGGTTAGGCGTGTTTTCTGTGTCGAGCTTGCCCCTCCATAATTGCCAAGGGCCTTAAACAAATCCAAGCTCTGATTTCTGCGTTGGTTGAGCAGAAAACAGGTATTGATTGAGGCCGTGACGGTTCTTCTAGATCCAATGTTGTATGCAGACGTGTTTGGACTTCCGACTTGCCAGGATGCGGAGACTGCAATGACTGCCTTTTCCAATACAAAGGGACGGTCAATGTAATTCCTCATGTTCAGGACCTGAGACGAGGTAGCATGGAATTTCGGATGATATGGAAAACCAAAGTCACTTACACAATATCCGCTAGATACAAGCTTTGCAACCGAATTGCCTGGTGGGTTAAATCCGGCCGCGAAACCGATCATAAGATTATCGATGCCGTCACGGATTGCGTTAGGCAGAGGAGTAACGTTTGAGTTTATTTCATATCCCAGGCCTATTGGATCCCATGTCTTGGTGCTGAAATTGTAGTAGGCCATTGGGTAGGAAAGACCACCAACACCTGCAAATGTTGAGGAATTTTGCAGATTCAAGGACGTTGAACTGCGAACGCTGATATCGATTTCGATTTTCTGTTTACTCCACAGAGGAGAATCGAAACCTTCTCCAACTTGGGCTACCGAACTACCGGTGGCAAAGAACTTATTATTTGCAGATTTCCCATCGGACTCATAAAGGCTCTGCTCGACAAAAGGCCGCATAGTAGCAGACTCAAGATTTGGAGCAGTCAGGGAAGAGTCTCCAATGACTCTTGACTGAATTGCACCAGAGCTTCGAATAGTTGTGGAAAGTGGAATATCAGAAACGTCTGCAAATCTCAGAGCAGCAGAGCCGCTTGGAAGACCAATTCCTGGAAAGAAGGAAGCGGTTACCTGTCCAAACACCATGGTCTTTAGGTCATCGAAAGACACGCCTTCTTGACCCACAAGACCTCTTGGGGAAAACTGAATTCTGGTTGGATATGAGCCCGACAGATTATCAAGCAATCCAAGTTGGACTTTAGGAGGACGGCCACGAGTCCTTGTACCTTTTTCTTGCCTTGCCATGTTTCAGGAACCTCTCAGAAGGCCACCAAAGGCGATAGAGTCTGTACCATATCTTCCCTGGTCGGGTCCATAAATGGTGGTACCTGCGGCGGCTGACTTTTGACTGTAGTTTTCTCGAATGTCCTCATCGAGCTCGACGTGAAGCTGCTTAAGCACCGAGATGAAAGCAGCCTCACTAGTATCGACCTGCGTGACAATTTGTTCATCGTTTGTGTCGTTGAAGGGAGTCCCAAGTCTCTCCTGGTAGTTAACGAAGCCCTCAATACGAATGCCCACGCCAAGGGAACCGCTATTGCCAACGTACTCCTGGCCCGAGTCGAGGAAGAACCTGGGGGTCAGGGGCGGGCTGTAGTCGATGAACTGCATAACCCTGTTTACGCCTCCTGTGGGGCTGTCATAGCCGTTCCCGTCCTCAAGGGAACCCTTGGGGCTTCTGGCTGGTCTGGAGCCCTCCTGAGGGCTTTTACGGAAAGGAATGGTCAAGGGTTCCACAATGGCCTCCTCCTCAGACTGAGGCCCGTCATTGAGGTAAATGGGCATTGGGTAGAAGTCTGGGTCCGCAATGTAGGCATCCTGGTCGAAGGGAATGACCTGGTCGTCAAACACCTTGGAATTCTCATATTCCGTCCAGGAACGAGCCTGACCATAGGTCACGAGGCGGACGGCATGTCCTAGGTTGCCCGACCAGAGTTTTGGCTGGTTTCCTAGATAAAGCTGGTGAGCCGAGGTAATCGCCACGCCCTGACGGTAGGCGTCTATCTGACTGGTTCCGTATCCAGAACCACTCTGGGCAGAAACGGCCACGATCTGAGAAAGGCGATCCTCACCCGAGTCATCGAATGGATTAAACTCGTAGCCTGACAGACCCTGATATTCGTTGTAGCTTGGCATGAATGATACGTTTTGGCTAATACCTAGAGAATTCTCCGACAAACAACTGCAAGAGTATGGTGTCTTTCAGTCCATTGCGGTTGCTGTCTCCAAGATAGATATCTTGGAACAGATATTCTAGCTTCGGTCGCTCGAGCATGTGACTTTCTACCACAAAATTCGTGCCGATGAACTTGGTTTTTCTAGGAATGAGCTGACTGACGAATGTGCCAATGTTTGTGTCGAACCACTTATAGAACTCAAAGAAGGCCTTGAGGTTAACCTTGTTGGTTAGACGGTTGAAGTAAATGGTTCTCAGGTTTTCCAAACCAGGATAGTCCGGGGAGAACATAAGCTCCGGGTTTCCGAGAACGTTATCCAGGGAATCCAGGGTTGCAAAGATATTCACTATGTCCTGGTTGAGAGCGTCCACAACACTGTAATCGATTGTGAATTTGGTGTTGTCGGTTGGCTGCTCCGATCTAGGGATTTCATACACAGGCGCAGTCTGGGCCCATGGGGTACCGAGCACATTGGAGTATTCCGTGAAGGAACGGATCCTAACCTTGTCGATGGTGCTTGCCTCATCAAACTTCGGGGAAATGTAGGTGTAGTAGTAACGCTCTGGTGTGATGATACTGCTGGTCGCAAGGAAGTTGCCACCCGTGAGATGCATGTTGTTTTGCGAGAAATCGAAAATCGAAATGGTGCCCGTGGCACTGGAGGCTGTTACGATTTGGTCAGTATGGGCATCTACCCTGAGTCGTCCCCAGGAACCAGACTTATTGGTGATGAAGCTGAAGTTGGTAAGCGGATCCTCAACGCCCTTGGAACGGAAGTCCCGGGCATGCTCCGTGGTTTCCTTCTCAGTAAGGTACTTGGACCAGAAACGCATTTGGCTTACCTTGCCAGAGAAGTTGGTTGCTCTGGTCGTGGGGTCAGTTACCTCGGAGGTGTCGCCAAGGAAATGGTTTGAGGAGGTATCGATGCTTTGGGAACCAATGGCAAAATAAGAACCCGAGGCATTGAGAGAAGAAGAGTTGACCTGCCAGATTGGCACGGCCAGAGAACCAGAGAACTCATTGAAGTAGGAGGAGGTCGAGTAGGACTCCACAACAGAGCCATAGTTGGCACGAGCTGCTCTCAGGAAGTAGGAAGAGGACAGGCTGCTGCTGAGAATCTCCTCGTCGTTCCTAATGCGTCCAATAGAAACGTGCCACTTTTCTCCGTCAAAGAGATCCACACCAGTAATGCTCAAGGCCAAGTAGGGCGAGTTAGCGGCCGTGCCAGGTCTGCAATAGAGGTTAAGACTTGGTGAGGCACCGCTTACTGCCACCAGGTTTAAAGCCAGGCCCTTGCCAACCGTGGAGCCTGTCGTGTGAAAACGGACAAGGCTCTGAGACTGGTTGTTAACAGTGCCAGGTGCCCAGCGATAGATACCCTCGTAGGCAAAGGAACCAGAGGTCAGGTAGTGGTTTGCTGCTGGTGCTGCTCCGCCAACCAGAGGATAGCCAGGTTCAACTCTGGAGGCCGACAGATAGGAGCTGCTCACGAAACCGCCGCTGAGGAAATTGAGCATTGCAGCAATCTCGCTTCGACTATCTCTTGCGTAGGATAGTACTCTCTTGGTTGGACCTCCGTATTCACGGATACGGAAGTTGTTATCTGGATCTACACCAGTTGCCCTGATGAAGGACTTGACACCATGGACGGTTCCCTTGGAGGCAACCACATCCCTGAGGTTAACCAGAATACGCCTCCAGATTTGGTTCTGAATGTACTGTAGCGTGAAGGTGTTTGTGGATATGTTATCCTGAAGATTGTTGGCGTCTATGAACTGTGCAATGGACGAACCAACGAACATTGGAGGAAGCTCGATGCCCTGGGACTTTGCCAGCTTTTGAAGGAACTGATCCGGGATGGTGTCGGTTACATCATAGTCAACGAAACCTAGGTCAGAGAAAGCCTGAGTGTAGAGTTTCATCTCATCAAAGAACTTGGCCCAGGTGTACAGAAGAAGGAGCAGAACCTGCGTCGAGGCAAGTTTTGTTCCTCTTGGATCGGTGCTTGTGGTAAGGTCCTCCTGGATCTCACCTTCCTCAGTTTCAAAACCGCCTTCCACTTGACCCTCGGCCAAATAGTGCTTTGGAACCAACCTTGTGATGAGGTTTGGATTCGAGAGGTCATAAACGCTTGCCGATACCATTAGGGTTGAGCGGAAGTTGGTGACGGCCTCCTGAGTTGGGAAAAGGATTGGACAGTAGGACAGGTTCTCATAGGCCATTGGAGAGGTACCAGCCAGGGTGCCGGTTGCAACCTGTCTAACTCCTAGGGACACGCCTGCTGCCGAAAGTTTGCCATGGAGTGAGTTAGAGGATGCATCAATAACGAGATTGGAGTTGGAGCCCGAGGCCTCATTGAAGGCAAAGCGAAGCTTGAGATCGTCCGTGGCAAACACGGTCTTTTGCATGGATTCCTTTATGGAACTCACGTCTCGAATGGAGTGCCAAATACGGACCTCATCCAAAGCCCCAGAAAGGGTATTTGCAGGAACCCAGGAACTTCCCAGGGCGCTTCCAGATCCAATGATCATGTCGGCATTGGCCGACATGGTACCGAACTCAACTGGCATGGAGCTAGAGCCGAAGAACACACCATTGAGATAGGAACTTACCTTGTATTGGCCAGGGGTTCTGTCCCAGGTCCAGGCAAAGTGGTTCCAGACGCCCTTGTCGTAGGTCACGCTAAGACTTGAGAGATTGCTGCCTGAGGTAATCCAGAAGGTACTCGATCCACTGGCAGTGGAACCGGTGGAATTCAGAACTGCCATGAAGCCCATGGAGCCACTGTGCTTGTCCACAATGGCCTGATTGTCATTGGTGGTTGTGGGTGCAAAGAACCAATACTCCAGGGTAAGGGAATCGTCTCCTGGGTTCAGAATCGAGGAGCCGTCAATCTTCCTGGAAAGGTCAGGGAAAGCAGCACCGGCAATGTCCTTGACCGTAACCACCGTGCCACCGAAGGTTTCACCCCTTGTGCCAGAGAAGAACAGATACCCCTTGTTCTTGGGGTAATTGTCGTACACATGTTTCTCATAGCCCGTAAGGGAGTCAATGAAAGTCTCGGTCTCTTTCTTGGTTCCGTCGAAAGGAAAGGAGTTCTGAATCCTCTCAAAGGCAACGTTGACCTTTACCTGGGCCGAGTTGAAAAAGGTGTGGTTCTCAAAAGCACTCCAATCTACATTGAGTTGTTGGGTGCTCTTGAGTCCGGTACCCGCCGTGTCATAACGGAACGAACCGGTTTCCTGGATTGGTACGTCAACATTGCTCTCGGCATTCAAAAGGGTAAGAGTAACCGCCTGCGCTGCCTCGTTGGCCAGCGATCGAATGACGGCTGGCTCAAACAGGGAAGGACGATTTTCTGTTAGGCCTTTTGTGTTGTTGTAGGACATTACTTGGTAACCTTGAAGCGGAACCCGTTGTTGTTAATGTAGTAGTCGCTGCCGTTTTCTGTTATCATCAATTCGAACTCGTAGACTTCGCCTGGGTCGAGGTCGGCCATGTAGAAGTCAAAGTACATGCCATCACCATCGGTGGAGCACAGAGTTGCGGAGGAATCAAAGGGTACAATGACCTTCTTGGTGAAGGCATTGATCAAACGCCACTTCATGTTTCTGAGGATAACCGAGTTGGTTTTTGTTACAACCCTATAGGCCCTTGTGTCTGCCTGGTAGTCCTCAACGAAAATCCTAAGACGAGCCGTTTCCTCTTGGTTGTATACCTCCTTGAGGTTGGTGATGTTGACCACCCAATTACGCTCTCTGAGATTGCTGTTTCCAGCCAGTGTTTGCCTAAAGAAATAGTGACCCTTTGCAAAAACCTGAGTGGTATCTGGAGACAAAAGTTCGTAACGGAACTGCTGCTCCGAGGCACCGCTGAGGAAGGCGAAAACGGTTGAGTTGGAAGCCAGGTTGAGGTCTAGACTGGAGGTGTAGATGCCAGTCTGGGCAACGCCACCGAGCACCAACTGAGATGCACTGAAAGACTGAGAGATGACCGAGAGGCTTCTGGTGAGATGGGTGATTGTGGCGTTATGGGAAACGCTGAAGGAGCTGGTTGTGAACAGAACGCTTCTGCTTGCAATGAGGCGAAGCAGGGCGCAGTTTGGACCTGTAATAGAAGAGGATCCGCTTACGAAGTTTGCGTAGCTGCCGTTCTCGGAGTTGTAGAAAAACACCTTCTGGGCGCTGTTGAACTCCAATTCACCAGTGTCATCCAGAAGCTGATTATTGTACTTCACAATGAGTCTTGGTTGAAGAGCCTTGTTCTGAACGTGGCGGGTTCCAAATCTCTTGACGAACCTTGTGGTGCCATCGTTCTCTTGAGAGTCCACGAAGGAAAGTCTCCAGCCGTGGTTTGGCAACAGCCCGGCCATGCTTGCGCTGGTCAGAGTAGTAACGTCCATTAGGAGATCCTCGTTTCCAACCGAGAATACCTGGGAAACCGTGAGGTCCACAAGGCCACTGCCAAGGTTGCCAGAGGTCACAATGTCAAGGCCAGGGGAGCCAAGGGTTCCAGAGGCCCCAAGACCGCCCGAAGTCCACAAGGTCACGGCACCATTGGAAATGCTTGCCGTTAGGAAGTTGCAGGCATCCTGGTCGCGATAGGCAATCACGTCCGAGCCCCGACCCTCATCCCAGGACTTGGAAATCGGGATAAGACGCAGGGTGAAGTTAGAAGGAGTTGTCTGACCTCCGTACACGTCCTTAAGAGAAAGGAAGGTTTTGAAGGAAGAGTCGTTGGTGTTCAGCTTTCCGCTGGCTGTTAGCTGCTGGAGAGGAGCAAAGTCGAACTGAATCAGGCCTCTGGAACGCTCAATTACGCCACTCACCGAGGCCGTAAGGCTCAGGAAGGTTTCATTGTACAGCTTGAACAAATCCAACGTGGCCGCCTGGCCAACGTTGGAACCGCTGGTCCTGACGCCATTGATGTATTTGTCTGTGACGTAGGTGTCCTTGCTTGCTGTTAACAGTCTGTACATTGTTCTTCCTGCGCTTCTCTATTGGGCCTCAAACTGCCGTACCAATAATGTCCTGATTCTTGTACTTGATTTCGAAGATGGACCCAGGAGGGCCAAACAGAATTCCTCGAAAGGTGTTTGCTGGAATGTCAAACTGTTCCGAACTGTATGTCCGACTTCCATTTGTTCCATAGACGTTCTGAACCTCAACCGACACAACCGACACAACGCCAGGGGTGTTGAAAATGATGTTCTGAATGTCGCCAATGACCAGGGGCTGGTCAATCTCAAAGTTCTTAATGTCGAAGTAGTCCTTGAGCTTCTGCAAAACGTTTCTGATAACCAACTGACGGTTCTGGGTTGGATCGGTAACAACCTGGAACTGAATCTGGAGGTTGATGATTCGTGCGTCCAAAATGTCAATGGCGTCCGAGATCATGCGGTATTGATTAAGGAATAGAGCCAGGTTCTTCTTGAGAGTGTCTGGTGTTACGATGAGTTGGTTCTGGGCATTTCTGCAAACCACGAATAGCTGGCTGGCCAGCGGGTTATTTGGATTCGTCTGAATGCTAGCCCTGTAAACCCTACCAAAATTGGAAGGGAGTGTGTAGACCCTTGCTAGGAGGTCTTCCTTGGTAACGATTCTGCTCTGAGCGGCTGTAAAAGCAGGAATCTTCTGTTTGAGCTCCTGGATAGTTGGTGCATTTTCACCGCCAGCAGCCCTGTTCTCATTGGACACGTCAACGGAATTCCTTACGAAGGAAGCCATGTTTGGGGCTGGGTTGTTTGGAAAGGTAATGTCGAGGCTGGTGACGTTACGGATCGAGTCTGCCTCGACGTTGTGATTGAGACCACCACCATAGCGGTAGGTGACCGTGAGTGTCGTGTTAGGAGAAAGTACACCAAAGGTTGTGGTTTGCAAAAGATTGCCAGGATTTAGGGTGTATCTGGAAAACACCTTCTTGCCGTAAAGCGGAAGAGAAAACTCGCTGGGGTCTGGGATGATGTCGTCCTCGAGAGTCTCAGCACTACCACCACCGAAAGTAAGGGTGGTGATTCTGGTGTCCAGACTTGTTTCTGAGGTGAAACGGTAGGGAGCTGGAATCGGAACCAGATTTTCCCTTACGTCCTGGTTGTCTGGGGCGATGTTAGCAACAGCCTTGTAAACGGTATCCTGAGTGAGATAGTCCACCTTGTGATATTCATTTCCGTCGCTGTCCAGAACTCGAACAATCTCGGTCACATTCTCATTAGAAAGAGGAAGCTTCTTAAAGGCCTCAAAGGCACCAATGGAAAAAGTGTCCACGGCCCTAAAGCCAGAAATGCAAACTCCCTCAAGAGAAAGGATGAAGTTGGTTGGGTTATTGTTTTGGTCTCGGTTGCCGATTGCAATCGTGGCCTCTAGGTCACCGTTTTCCTTTGTACGAGTGAAGTCCAGGGTCTCTGTAAGCTCAAACTGAGTACCATTCTGGGCACGAGCCACAGATCCCTCGTGGATTATTGGAAGAGCCGAGGTGTCTGGAAGGGGAGGATTGGAGCCAGAGGCTGGAACCTTGACATAGAAGGCACAGTCAACCACCGCAGGTGCAGCACCAACAATTGGAACGCCTGCCTTCTTGAGGTGGCGCTCGATGTTATTGGTTTCGGTTGAGGAATCTGGGAAGTTTTCCTGGAACTGGTGATCGAGATAGAAGGACTGAACGTCGCCAACATAGGCCGCCATGTCCATTAGAAGGCCACCCAGACCTGCCTCAGAAAAGTCCTTGATGGCATCAGGAAAATAGGTTCGTGCATACTCAAGCAAATCAGCACGGAGAGCGTCAAAATCCTTGTTAAGGTACTTTCGCTCCCTGATGGTTTTCAGAATCTGGGTTTTGCTGTCTATTGTCACGAGAAATCCTAGGGTGGTAAGAGATACAAAGCTAAATAACGAACAGGGTGATTTCCAGCATCTCCTCTGTTAGATTTAGTGCTGGGATGCCATACATGAGGGTCAGGACCACGACGCCCGTGTAGAGGTTGTCAACGTAGTTTGGCTTGGACTCGTAGCCAATGAGGTTGACAAAGGACATGTACTTTGACACGGCCGAGGAAATTCGTCTCATGGCCTCTTTGTCGAAGTCTTCCTTGTTGGACCACTCCGTGAGCAGCGGCCTTAGGTTAGCACCGAAGTCATACATGCCCAACCTTTCTCCGTGATTGGAAAGCACCAGATTTCTGAGATTGTCCGCAAGCTGTTCCCTGAGGGAGTAGTGCATTACAAACAGGCCCCGCCCATTTTCATCCAATTCCAAGGGCGTCTTAATACCAATTGGCAAAGGATCCGGGCGAATGGTACGCAAGGCATTGCGGCTGGCACCCTTGGTGCCAACGTCCTTGAATGAGAGCATTGTGTTTTTGTTTGCCACGGTTCAGT